GTTTTCTATGTACTTTGGTTCTATGTGGGTATTTGGAATTACAGCAATCGCACACGTCTTTTTGATTGCTGCTATTGCGGCTACCGTCGCTACATTTGAAATAGCAAAACGTAAACCAGAACTTTTTAATCTGCGCCCTGGCTATCACAGTGTAAGTCGCAGTAGACAATATATGTGGGTTAACGGAAAGAAGGTAACTCTTGATCCAAATGATCCCGGCGGGGAACATGAATAATGTTGTTCAAGTTTTACTTCTGGCCGTTTGAGGCGATACGATCCGTCTCGCAATTAAGCAAAAAGAGATCGTCTAACCAATGACTAAAGTTACGCATCCAGTAATTATATAAGCTGGCTCTGCTCTATAAATGCAAGACTAGGGGTGTCGTAATAATGACGATGCCTCTAGTCATTTTATTATCTGCGTCATTTTTTTGACTCGATATAAATACCTGTAGATGAAGATTCTGTGATGATATATATTGGTGTGAACTTTAACCTCAAAAGCGAGATTTAAAATGTTTAAACAATTAGTAATTGCGATGATCATCAGTCTGGTAAGCGTAAGCGCATCTGCTGAAACTATAGTGACAGAATCAACAACAGATAGTACAGTAACAACTAATGGAAACATGGAAACTACGGTGAAGTCACCGCCACCTTCCGCTATTTCCCCACAGTTTAGTGCTGGTAATAATAATGATCTATGTACTGTCGGTGTCGCTGGAGCGGTACAGACACAGATTTTGGGTATCTCTGCTGGAACAACATTTACAGAAGAGAATTGTGTGAGACTGAAAAAAGCGAAAGTGCTTTATGATATGGGTATGAAAGTTGCAGCGGTATCTGTAATGTGTCAAGACAAGTCTGTGTTTGATGCTATGATGATGGCCGGAACTCCATGTCCATACGAAGGGCAGATTGGTGAAGCAGCTAAAATTGGTTGGGAATCTCATGAGTTTGATAATAAGAATGAACTCAATGGAAAGGACGACAAATTAGATGCTAAAGAAGCTGCTACTTTTGGTCTTGGTGGTCTATCCCTACTCTTACTCTTACTCTGATAGTATTGTTCCATACTACGGAACTACAGGGAATGCTGCTGCGTCTGGACACTCATGGAGTATGGAGAATGTTTTACCCATACCGCCAGGTCTTGATATCAATGCTGTGATATATGATTACACTATCCGAAAACAGACTGAAGACTCTGTGGATGTTCATGTACAGAATGAGAATGCAAACGGTACGGGATTTATTTTCCGTGAGACAGATTCATGGAAGCCTGGCTCTCTCAGTGGAACAGAGATAAGGAAGGTTGTTCCTGTTATCCCTAACATACCAAGATCAGCTTGGGGTCAGGGATCGATAGAAGTTGAAGGTAATGGTACAGTAGAAGATGCAAGTGTTGTTTATAGCTATAAGGTTGATCCCTGCTATAATCCACAGATTGATCCCAACTGTCCAGGCTACAAAGTAATACTACCAGAGATACCACAAATTAATCCTGATGATATATATGATGCTACAGAAGATGAATATGTAAATCTCAGCGATGATGAAAGATCGTTGATAGATGAGAACGAAGAAGTCTTAGAAGATAAAGACGAAGAGGAAGAAGAGAAGGAAGAAGAATTAAAGAGGAAGTATAGATTGGAAAAACTTTTGTCTGCTAGTGAAGCCGCTTCATTGGTTGCCGAGAACTTGAGAATCCAATCCATGAATGCGGCTATAGATAAGGCTGTAAACTCTAATCAATATCAGAGAAGCATTCCCGGCGGGGAATATAAAGAAAATATTGTCTTGAAGGATAAGATACTAGAAGACAATAAAAAAGGATTAAGAAACGGATTAGCACAACAATTACTGCATGAACAAATGGTAGACATGCAGTATAACAACTAGGAGAACAATATGTTCAAACATACCTTTTTGTTTATGATATTTTTTGCTTTCGCGGCTCATGCTACAGACGTACCAATTACAGGTAATGTTCAGTCTCGCTGTGTGATTACCGTAGATACACCGGGCGTATTCGGAAACCCAAACTCATACACACTAACAACAAGTCCAACAGATGGTGGTGTCAAGCCTATTGTTCGTTTTGATGTAACGCTTGCTGATGCGTATTACGCTCAGATTACAACACCTACATCATTCGATACAAGTCCTTCTCTATCAGAGACAGTGACATGGACAGGATCAACAGCAGTGAGTGCTGTGAGTGATGCAACTGGTATGGGTTCTTATGAAACAAATAAAACCACTTTTGGCCAGACAACACAATACGATCTGACTGCTACAGGTTCAACTTGGTTCCAGTCTACATCAGTAGCAGTAAATGGTGGTAACAAAGCATTTCCTGGCGGTCAATATACAGCATCAGTAGAAGCAATTTGTGTTGCACAATAAGAGATGAAAAAGCTATATATTATTACACTATTGTTGGCGTTCATTTCAAGTGCAGTACATGCACACGAGATGACGCCAACTTACCCTAAGTGGAGATATTCCTTTCTAGACAACTTGCTTGTCACTGAAATGGAAATGTTTAACAAGCGGGCTGATGTAGAATATTATGAGATTGCAGTATTTGATGAGAACTGGAATCCTGTTCCTTTTGTGTCATCTTATAATGTGTACAGAGTAGAGTACCTAAGTCGTGTGAGATTTGAAATCTACATCAGAGAACAAGATAGGATCAAGGCTGAGTACATCTGTTCTAAGTCTAAACTGAGAGATGATGGTAGATCAAAAACATCTATATCATCAACAATATGTTCAAGGTTAAAATGAAACGACTACTGATTATATCATTATTGTTTTCGACTACAGCATTTGCAGAAAACAGTTCATTGAATTTACAGTTACCCAATGCACAAGGTAGCTTCTCTCAGGATTCGTTTCGCTCTGGAGAGATGGATTGTAAGAATGCTATCGGTGGAGCAACACAACTAGAGTTTGGTGTTACAGGTATCATTGATAACTATGAAAGTCCGCTAGACAGAAGTACAGGAAATACTACAAAGGATGTTGGTGTCTATGCAAGGATTACTATTCCCTTAGATGGACCAAAAGAAAGAATTAACTGTAACACTCTATATCAGCTTGAACTAAAGAGAAAGAGATTGGAAATCTTGAGGCTGGAACAAGAACTGAAGAGACTACAGGAATTGCAAAACGAGGGATGAGATGGCCAAAGACTTAGGACAAGAACTTGAGAACATGGAAGAAGGTGTAGAGAACCTTAAGAATAAACAATTCCGTGTTCTAGGTATGAGAGTGTCATTTGTAAGCATAACCGCTCTCCTTGCGCTTCTAGGATCGATCTGCGGGGCTTTGTACGCCGGTTTCCTAATGTATCAGAAAATAGAAGAGGTTGCTGGACTTGACGTTGGTGCATTTGAGCAACGCATGGATATCATCGAAACCAAGCTAGATGAAGCTATAGACTACACAAGAGATATCAAGTCTGGACTGCGTGACGACATTCTGAGCATCGAAAAGACTGTAGATAGAATGGACGATAAGTTACGCGAAACAGAGACGGACGTAAGAGAGATTGTACAGAACGCAGAAGAGCGTTTTGAGAATAAGAGAGATGCGCTACAAAACGACTATGATGAGAAAGCAAATCGTCTGTCTGAATCCAATACAGAAAGAATGGACGAACTCAACAATAAGGTTGATCGTATTGTCACTCGTCTAGAGAATGATCTTGAGCGAGAGATGAGAGAACTAGAAGACGCTATATCAGAAAAACTTCAACGTGCATTAGATAACCCTCTAGCAAACTAATTTGATAAATAGGGACATACATAATTAAAACTTTGTGATTTTGTTATTCACTGATAATATTATTACGAGGTAAGATATGGACCCGATCACAGCCGCGGCCACCGCGTCTAGTGCATTTGCCGCCATAAAAAAAGGTTTTGAAATCGGTAGAGATTTGGAATCTATGGTAGGCGATCTTTCGCGCTGGATGGGAGCAATCTCTGATTTAACAGAGGCCGAAAAAGACGCCCAAAATCCCCCAATTTTTAAGAAGCTATTTGGTGGCCAAACAGTCGAGGCGGAAGCCATGGCGACATTTGCTGCAAAAAGAAAAGCCGAACAGCAAAGAGCAGAACTCAAAACTTACATCCAGTACACAATGGGTATGAGTGCTTGGGAAGAATTGGTCCGCATGGAAGGACAAATTCGGAAAACTCGCAAAGAAACTATTTACAAGCAAGCAAAGAGACGACGTAAGTTTATGGAGATAGTTGGTATCATCCTTGTCGTTGGAGCCTTGATTGGTGGTAGTGTTCTAATGTTCATGCTTGTATATTCAGCGGTGAACTGATGGAACTTATTCATGTGTTTCTGCTACAACTGTACTTAGGTACTGGCGAGTTTAGAACTCTGGTATCAAATGACATGCATTTTTATTCAATCTCAGAGTGTAACTATTTTGCTAGTGAGATGACAAAGAGATATGGTAACTATCAATCACTTGATTGGTTGGACCCTAAAGACAGAGCAACAGCTTACTGTGTTCCTAAAACTTTGCCTGAAAATATTATAGGAAAATCGATAAAAGTGTATTGACAAAGACGACAAGATTGTGTATATTATGAGCATGAAAACGATTCTGACATATATGATTCTCGCCGCAGTTGCTGTAGTAGCTTCAATTCCAGCAAACGCACAATCGAAACTTTCTGATAGCGCACAAGAAGCAAAGTGTCTAGCAGATAATATTTATTGGGAAGCGAGGAATCAATCTCGTGCTGCTCATATCGCTGTCGCTTTTGTTGTTATCAATCGCGTATTTGATGAAAGATTTCCTAACACAATATGTGAAGTAGTAGAACAGGGCCCAACCCGTCCTTCATGGAAGGATAAGACAAAGCACTATCCTGTTCGTAATCGCTGTCAATTCAGTTGGTATTGTGATGGAAAGTCTGATGAGATACCAACACCAGATGAAGACCTTTATAAGCAGATACGGTTTCTGGCTGCCGCTTTCATTGTGAAGCATCATTACTTCATAGACATCACAGATGGTGCAACACATTATCATGCGTATTATGTAAGACCTGCGTGGGCTAAGACGAAGACCCGTACAGCAAAAATTGAAGATCATATTTTCTATAGGTGGGAAAATGCAAATTGAGAATGATACTAAACTTGACTACAGTGATGTGCTAATACGTCCTAAACGATCTACTCTTACATCTCGTAAAGAAGTAGATTTGGGAAGAGTCATCTATTTTAGGAACTATAAACTACAACATACCGATACAGGTAGTCTTCCATATGGTTATCCTTCAGGTCCATATTCAGAAAAGCCTGTAGGTTATCGTGGTATTCCAATCATCGCAGCTAACATGGATGGAGTTGGTACATTTGAAATGGGTGATACTTTAGCAAGTCAGTTGATTATGACTTGTCTAAAAAAGACTTATTCTGTAAATGAACTTGTAGAATATTTTGATAGAGACATTGATAGTGATCAACTACCAGAAGAACTTGCAGTTGGACAAAGACAAGGTTATGTCGCTATGTCCATTGGTTGTACCAATGAAGATTATGAGAAGTTTCGTAATGTATATGAACTGACTAGTGGTGGTGTATCATTTCTTAATGTAGACGTTGCTAATGGTTACACTGAACGATTCAGCAATTTTATTCATATGCTAAGATCAACTCATCCAGAGTTGCGGATCATTGCTGGTAATGTTGTCACTGCTGATCAGACACAAGAACTTATTTTGAATGGAGCAGACATTGTTAAAATTGGAATTGGACCAGGTAGTGTTTGCACTACTCGTATTAAAACTGGCGTTGGCTATCCCCAGCTTTCTGCTGTCATTGAGTGTGCAGATGCCGCTCATGGTCTTGGTGGTCATATTATCGCTGACGGTGGATGTACAACTGCTGGTGATGTATCTAAGGCGTTCGCTGGTGGTGCGGACTTTGTAATGCTTGGTGGTATGCTTGCTGGCCACGATGAAGGTGGTGGTGAGGTAATTACCAAATATTACAAGACTAACGAAATGACAAAAATAGTTGATGATGGTTATAGTGGAGATATTGAATCTAAGACCTACTATGAGGAAGTCATAGAAGAAAAGAAGTTTGTTCAATTCTACGGAATGTCATCGGAGGCTGCAAATGAAAAACACTTTGGTGGACTCAAAGACTATAGAGCCGCAGAGGGAAAGGAAGTCCTTGTTCCCTACAAAGGAAGTGTTAATTCTACTATCCAAGATATTCTTGGCGGACTCCGCTCGACATGCACATACGCAGGAGCAAGACGAATTAAAGACTTGACAAAGTGTGCAACTTTTGTTAAAGTAAACAATACACATAACAAGGTATTTGGTAATGGCACTTGAAGTAATGACTACAGCAAAATTCTCACAGATGATTGAATCGATATCATCTGATAAGCGCATCTCTTATATGGATGCGGTTGTCTGGTATTGTGAACAAGAAAATGTGGAGATAGAGGTTGCTGCTAAACTTATCGGTAGCGTTCTGAAGACTAAGATCGAAGCAGAAGCACAAGACTTGAACTTCTTACCTAAGTCGGCCAAGTTACCTATATGAATGGGTTTGAAGCATATCAGACATACCTAGCAGTTACAAATCATTTCCGTCAAAAGAACTACGACTACTTTCGTTACAATGGTAAGATGAAAGTCAATGAAAGTTCTTACATGTCTCGTAAGGACAGATACACCTTTGAGAAAGTAGCAAAGCGATTTGATAGAGATGATTTTGTAAAGTATCTAATTTCTAACATCATTGCTGATTCAGAGAATATGTGGATCGGTAATATGATGGGGGGTAAGGGAGAGATTATATATAAGAAGTATGTAAAGAATCTTGAATCTCTTACATACAGCTACAAGGAAGACTTGGAGACAATCTACGACTTTGAGTCTGATTTTGATAAACTATTCACATCAGAGAAAGGACATCCACTACTCTTTAGAATGTATCTGAGAAACAAGGTACACATTAACACTTGTGTGATTCTCAATGATTTGGTTGGCTACAGTAAACTGTGGAGCAAGCAAGACGACATGATGCTAAATGACTTTCTGAAATTGCTTGACAAATATCCAAGGTTCCTGTATAGTTATACCAATATCGACAAAGCAAAATATAAGAACTTAACATTGGAGGTTTTCAATGAATAATGAAGTAGAAGCATATGTCGGTGAATTAAAGCAACTTAGAGAGGAGAACGCTGTTCTAAAAGAACAACTGAAAGAATACGAAGTAGAGATTGCTTGGACGCAACAGTACCAAGGAGTCGCCCCGCAAAGTGAAAAGCATTATGATGTTCAATGGTATATGCATGGGGTAGAATACATACCTAAATAATAATGCTTGACACAACGCTTACATTATGCTATATTGGACAAACTTAAATACGCAACATACACAACATACGGAGTATACACAAATGGCTACAGATTTTGCAGCACTTAAAAAGTCCCGCTCAAACTCATTGAGCAAACTCGTTTCAGAGACGACAAAAATCAACACACCTAACGAAGGCGGATCATCTGATGATCGCTTCTGGACTCCTACAGTCGATAAGGCTGGTAATGGCTATGCGGTAGTTCGTTTTCTACCAGAGCCTCGCGGTGAAGACTTGCCGTGGGTACGCACATTCAATCATGGTTTCCAAGGCCCAGGCGGTTGGTATATTGAAAACTCTCTGACTACCTTCAATGAGAAGGACCCTGTTTCTGAATACAATTCAATGCTGTGGAATAACGGTACTGATGCTGGTAAAGATCAGGCTCGTAAACAGAAGCGTCGTCTCACCTACATTGCGAATATCTATGTGGTGAAAGACCCTGCTAATCCGTCCAATGAAGGACAGGTACGTCTCTATAAGTTTGGTAAGAAGATTTTCGACAAACTTAACGAGGCTATGAATCCTGAGTTTGAAGATGAATCACCAATCAACCCATTTGACTTTTGGGAAGGTGCTGATCTTAAACTGAAGATTCGCAACGTAGAAGGTTATCGTAATTATGATAAGTCTGAGTTTGACTCACCTTCTGCACTACTTGATGGTGATGATGGCCAACTAGAACAAGTCTACGAAGGTCTTTATTCGCTTCAAGATTTTCTGGATCGTAAGAACTTCAAGTCTTATGCTGAACTACAAGCAAAGCTGAATCGTGTTCTGGGTCTGGATGGATCATCCCCAAAGCCGAATACCACTGCTGAAAGCACTGTTGTAGATGCACCCGCTCCAAAGGCTGCGCCTGCTCCAAAGCAAGAAGCGGTGAGTGCTAGTTCGGAAGAAGATGATACACTCTCCTTTTTTGAAAAACTTGCTGAAGAGGACTGATGCCTATAGCAAGAAACTGAGGGGGCTTCGGCCCCCTCTTTTTTT